CTCTCTAGTCCGCAGCGCGTCCGCTGCATGTGCGGACAGATTGCGGACAGATTGCGGATTCTTCCGCAAGTTACGCTTGCGCTTCTGGTCTTCCGCGCGGCGCTTGCCCGAGGTGCCGTTATGCTCGTCAAACTCAGGCAGCAAGAGGCCATCGCTGCCCATTTCGACCAGCCAGCCGACCGCGAGCAAGGCCTTGGCGAATCCTGGCCAGCCGATGATATGGTCGAGGGCGTCAGCGGTGTAGCCATTCAGGATGCCGTCGGCCGAGTGCGTGTCGAACACACTCCACACCGCATGCAGTCCGCCCACGACCCGGAACTTGTCCGCTTTGGTTGCGGACAAAATGCGGACAATTTTCGGATGCGTTTGCAGGTCGATCCGCATCTTGATCCAGTCGCCGGCCATCAGAGCAGCCCTTTCTGGCGCAGCAGCTGCTGGCTGATGGTGCGGGCGCGGTCGAAGTACAGGTCGACCACGCTGCGCTCCCAGCCTGCGGCGGCATAGCCGCCATCGAGGAAGGCGTGGCAGGTCGAGCAGCCGTAGCAGCCTTCCTCGTCGCGCGCTTTCAGGCCCATCCCTTTTCCATCCTCGAGGCGGTTGGAGTGGCACCAGACCGTGGTGGCGCGGTCGCCGTTACAGCAGGGGAAACCCAGCGTGCAGGCCTCGCCGCGCGCCGACTGGCGGACCGCGCTGGTGGCGGTGCGGCGGCTGGCCAGGCGCTTGCTGCGCGCCTTCGGCTTGGCGCCGTTGGTCAGCGGCCAGGCGCTGCGCTTGATCGGTGTGCGTTTCACGGCATTTCCCCGGCGCGCAGCAGCCTGAAGTCGATTTCGCGCGCAATGTGGTACTCCAGGCGCGCCCCGCGCGAATCTTCCCAGCCGGGCAGCAGGACGATGGCATTGCAGCGCATCATCGCACGCAGGTCGGCGCGCATGTAGTCGTGCCAGCTCGCGTCCGGCCCGACATTGATCTCGGCCGGGTTGATCACCTCGAAGCCGGCATCACGCAGGCGGCGCGCTTCGGCGTGGAAGGCCGGGTAGTTATGCTCGGCGATGCCGGTCATCGGTCCCGACACATAGATGCAATCGGTGGTCTCGCCGGGGCGGTAGATATCGTTGCCGGAAACGCGGCGGAACGGCCGGTCGGTGTACTTGCGGTAGTCCTCGCGCAGTTCCTCGCACTGGATGCGGCCATCGGAGAGGGTTTCGAGCGGCGCGCAGTACATCACCGGCACGCCGTTCCTGTACCAGCCCTGCACCGCCTGGGCCGTCACGCCGAAGTGCGCGCCGACCTTGGCCTGCGAGCCGATCAGCTTGACCAGCCGGTCCAGCGCGAGCCATTCGCGCGAGCGCCTGGCGGCCAGTTGTCGTTCAGATATTTTTCTCATGGGACAGATTCTACAAGAAAAACTTGGACATACAAGACAATCTTTGCTCCAACAAATATTTCTTGTGATACATTGGCGCCCATGACCATTCACGCCCGTATCCAAGAGCGCCGCGAATCCCTCGGGATCGACCGCCACACCCTCGCCGCGCTGTGCGGCGTCCACTACGAATCGATCCGCCTGTGGGAAAGCCCGAACGGCACCGCGCCGACCCGGCAGCGCCTGAAATTAGTCGCCGATCAGCTAAAAACGACCGTCGAGTGGTTGACCAGCGGTATTAGTGCTAATCTGGAAAATAGTGGACGATATGTATTTATTCCACGATTCAAGGACACTGACTGGAAGGACGGCAGCGTGCACTATCACCATGAAATCGGCGACCTCGACGACGCCAACGACACCTACGCCTACCGCCGCGACTACCTGGCGGACATCGGCGTGAAGGCGGCCGACTGCCGCGTGGCGATCCTGCGCGACGACAGCATGGCGCTGGGGTCGCAACTGCTGGTCGATACCAGCAGCCGCAGGCTGGTGTCGGGCAAGGTGTACGCCTTCGGCACCAGCAACGGGGTGCTGGTGCGGCGCGTGATCCTGCTCACCAACAGTAGCGTCGAGATGCAAGCCGACAACCCGGCGATCCGGCCTGAAAACTACCGCGCCGGCCTGGTGCCGACCATCCTGGGCCGGGTGGTCGCGTTCCAGGGCACGCTGGCCTGACGCCCGGTTTCAGTCCCCACCCGCCCCGCCCGACCCCGCCTTGTGCGGGGTTTTTTTACGCCACAACCTGTCCGCTTTTTGCGCCGCTGACCACCATATCTAGTATTTCTTCATACAAGAAAGCAAATTTTTCTTGTTTTACACAAGTTTGTCTTGGATGAACAAGTTTCCCTTGGGTACACTGTTTTTCATTAACAAAGTGAAAACAGGAGCGGCGCATGCCCACGACATATCTGCCGATAGAAGCCTTCGCGCTTGGCCTCGGGCCGGCCGACCAGGACTGGCTCAGCAGCACGCCGCAGCTGATGGTGCCCACTGTTCGGGTCACCATCGAATACCACCACAGCGCGGCGACCACCGAAGCGGCGACGCTGCCAAATGGCGACCCCGGCGACGAACCGCAGCAGGAAGAACTGGACATCCGCGCGCTGTTTTCTGCCGTCGCACTGCACTTCGCCGACGAGGAAGGCGTGCAGGTCACGCTGCCGCCACGGTACGATCTGCGCCGCTGCATCTCGACCGCCGGGCAGACCCAGATCGAGCTGGCCGTGCTCGACCAGATCCGCGCCAAGGCTGGCGAAGCCAAGCTGGACGCCTACCTGGGGAGCCGCGCATGAGCCAGGCCGACCAAGATGCCACCGTGCGCACCCACTGGAAGCAGCTGACCGACCCCCGTTTCATCGGTGCCTATGCCTTGCCCAATGGCGCCGACCTGGTCGTCACGATCAGCTACGTGCAGAAGGAAACCATCACCATGATGGGCGGCAAAAAAGAGGACCACAGCCTGATGTACCTGTACGACGGCTGGAAACCGATGATCCTCAACACCACCAACAGCAAGACCATCGAGAAGCTGTACGGCCCGTATATCGAGGACTGGGCCGGCAAGCGCGTCACGCTGTACGCCTCCACCACCAAGCTCGGTTCGGAAATGGTCGAATGCCTGCGCATCCGCGCCAAGGTGCCGGCGCTGGAGAAGGAAGCCTTGACGGCGGCCCGCTTTGTCAAGGCGCTGGCCAGCGTCAAGGCCGGCACCTTCACCGCTGCCAGCCTGCGTGACAAGTTCGCGCTGACGGTCGACCAGGACACCGCGCTGGCCGACGCCGAAAGCGAGCGTGCCGCATGACGACGATCCCATTCGATGGCGCGGACTACGTGCCGGCGCGTGACGACCAGCGCCTGACCGACCAGCTTGGCCGCGTCTGGCAGGTAATGGCGTCCGGCAGCTGGCAAACGCTGCGCCAGATCGCCGTCGCCACCGGCGACCCGGAGCCGTCGATCAGCGCGCAACTGCGCCATTTGCGCAAGCCGCGCTTTGGTGCCCACACCGTCGAGCGCAACTACATCGGCAACGGCTTGTATGCGTACCGGCTGATTCCGAACATGGCCAAGCCCCAGCCGGACATGTTCACGGCATGAGCGCCACCCTGCACCTGGGCGACTGCATCGACGTGATGCGGACCATGGCCGACAACAGCGTGGACGCGATCGTCACCGATCCGCCCTACCACCTCACCAGCGGCAAGAAGGGCGGCAGCGGCGAGGCGAGCCTGCACCCAGCCGGTAGCCCATTCGGGCGGGCGGCACAGATGAACCTTGGCGGTGAGCGCGGCTTCATGGGCATGAAGTGGGACGGTGGCGACATCGCGCAAAGCGTCGAGCTGTGGACCGAGGCGCTGCGCGTGCTGAAACCTGGTGGCCATTTGCTGGCCTTCGCGGGAAGCCGCACCTATCACCGCATGGTCTGCGCCATCGAGGACGCCGGCTTCGAGGTGCGCGACCAGATCATGTATTTATACGGGTCCGGTTTTCCAAAATCCATGAACTTGGACAGGCTGCGCGGTCAAAAGGTTTGTGGATGCCAACCTCAGCACGTCGATGAAAAAGCCGAAAAGAAGACCGAATGTCACCTGCATCCTGTGCGGGGCACCGATGTATCGACGCCCTTGGATTCTGGCGAAGGGCGAGGGGAGATATTGCAGCCGAGCCTGCCGAAATCGCGCGCATCCTCATACTGGCAAGCGCAGTGTGCCGGAGTCGATGAAGGGCGAGAACAATCCCGCTTGGAAGGGAGGGGTGACGTACCGGCGCCGGCGTGGGAATTACGTTCAAGTGAAGTATGTCCGGGCACCGGAATGGGCGCAGCCGATGGCACGCAAGGATGGCTACCTGATGGAGCATCGCCTCGTGATGGCGGAATGGTGCGGGTATCTGCTGACCAGGGCAGAGTGCGTTCATCACCTGAACCACTCCCCACTGGAAAACCAGCGAAGCAATCTGGAACTGTGGCCAGACAATCGCAGCCACAAACTCGCAGAGCATGGCCGATTTGTGGAGGGTGCGGCCTGCCGGTGGTTCCCAAGGGACTCGGTACAGCGCTGAAACCTGCGCACGAGCCGATCTGCGTGGCGCGCAAGCCCTTGATCGGCACCCCCGTGGTGGCCAACGTGCTGGCGCATGGCACCGGCGCGCTCAACATCGACGCCTGCCGGGTGCCTGTCAGCGACGACGCCTACACGCGCAACTGCTCGGGCGACCGTGGCCACGACCAGAACCGCACGCGCGCCATGGAGTTCGGCATGACCGCCGGCAGCGCCGACCCGCTCGGCCGCTGGCCCGCCAACGTGGTCCACGACGGCAGCGACGAGGTGGTGGCCGGCTTTCCGGCGCAGGCCGGGGCACGGGCGCCAGTCCATACCCGCAATGCCGACAAGTTCAGGAACAGCTACGGTGCCTTCGCCGGCAACATCGACGAGGCGGGCAGCACGTTCCAGGGCGACAGCGGCAGCGCGGCGCGCTTCTTCTATTGCGCCAAGGCCTCGCGGCGCGACCGCAACGAAGGCTGCGAAGGGATGGAGAAAAAGCCGCTGCACTGGTCCAGCGGCGACCAGAACCCCGGCTCGTTCCAGGCCGAGGGCACCGACAAGAGCAGCCAGAACAACCATCCGACGGTCAAGCCGACCAGCCTGATGCAATGGCTGGTGCGGCTGGTGACGCCGCCCGGCGGCGTGGTACTCGACCCGTTCATGGGGTCCGGCTCGACCGGCAAAGCCTGCGTGCGCGAAGGCTTCGGCTTCATCGGCATCGAACTGTCGCCCGACTACCTGGTGATCGCCGAGGCACGCATCGCCCACGAGCAGGCGCGCGTCGAAGCGGCCAGCGTGCCGCCGCAGCAGCCCGACCTGTTCAAGGAACCGGCATGAGCATCCCCGAGTTCCGCATGCGCTGTTCAAGCCTCGGCCAGCTGATGACCGACCCGAAGGTGATCGACCCGGCGCTGCTGGACGAGGAAACCGCCGTCATCGCCAAGAAGAAGGTCAAGACCGACGAGGAACAGGCCATGCTGGCCGTGCTGTTCGACTCCAGCCTGTCGGCCGGCGCCAAGACCTACCTGGAAGACTGGGCGCAGGAATTCATGCTCGACTACCACGCGGTCGTCACCAGCAAGTACATGGAAAAGGGCACCATCGTCGAGCCAGAGGCGATCGCGTTGTACAACCGGCGCTTCTTCACCAGCTGGGCCAAGAACACCGAGCGGCGCCACAACGACTGGATCGCCGGCGAGTGCGACATTTACACCGGCAGCAAGACCATCGACACCAAATCGTCCTGGTCGCGTCAGACTTTCCCGCTGACGGCTTGCAAGGGCCATGACCGCGACTACGAGTGGCAGGGCCGCGGCTACATGTGGCTGTGGGACGTCGAGCAGCACGACGTGGCCTACTGCCTGGTTGACACGCCCGAGGAACTGATTCGCTACGAGCAGCGCGACCTGCACGAGGTCGACCATCTGCCCGAACATCTGCGCATCACCATCGTCAGCTACCAGCGCGACCGCGCGCTGGAAGAAAAAATCAAACGCAAGGTCATTGCAGCGCGCCGATACCTTGCGGCCTACATCGAGCGCGTCAACCTGGAACACCCCCTTTAAGGAATCCCATGGCCTCTGTCAACAAAGTGATCATCGTCGGCAATCTCGGGCGCGACCCCGAAATGCGCTACCTGCCGTCCGGCGACGGCGTCGCCAACATCGCCGTGGCGACTTCGTACAAGTCCAAGGACAAGAACACCGGCGA